CGCCCCGTACCGCGGCACGCAGACCCGTGCTCTGCCAATAATATGCCGTGTCATATTCGGGGTTCGCCGAGCCGACCGTTGCGGGGACGAAAACCTCTGCACCAATTGAATACCCACCGGTGTGCTCGGGTGCGTGTAGTGTTGCGATATATCCGTTTGATGTCGGTAACATTGTTCCGGCTCCTGGGTATTCTGCGTTGATTGTATTGTTTGCGGTCGTTCCGACCAGGAGATCACACCATTCCCAGCAATTTCCAACGAGATCCCAGACCCCAGACTCCTTGCTATTTAGACTCCATGAGATAGGTCCGGACCCAGTAAGTGTTCTCGCGATCGCGTTGCCGCTGTAGCCCGGGCAGACGGGATCTGGAAGCCCCTCGTATACCTGCTTGCGTTCGTCTCCGTGGTATTTGCCCCAGTTGGTGTTCCCCTTTGGCCACCCTAGACTGTACTGGTACCGATTCATGTGCGCCCATGCCCAGAGGTCAAACCACTCTTTGCCTCCTGGGAGATAGTAATGCAGAATTTCGTAGGTATCGGATGCTGTGATTGGTGCCGGGAGCGCGGGGTAGATCTCTACAAATTTTGCGGCATTGGGATCGGCATCAACATTACCGCCTGTTCGAACGATCCGCCGGACATATTTCGCGCCACCCTGCGTCACATAAACTCGTTTCCCAATCAGATGTGAGATGTCTTGAACATAGAACGCTGATGGGCTTGCCTCACTCAATGCAATACAGGTACCACTCTTGTGGTTATTCGCGCCTCCACGGTTCTCGATTGCCAATTTAGCATTGCTCCAGTTGATATCGGTCCACGGCACCACGTGCGGCTTTGATGCCGCACCGTTGTTCCCAGGACTATTCGGTGTGACCGTGCCGCGCGAAGTGTTGCTGGCATCGTGTTGACAGGCCAAATATTTATCGATCCAAAAGTCTCCACACAGAATACCGTTCAGATTCGCGTCAGGCAACCCTTGCGTCACAAACCGCGGGATATAGACCTGGTGAATTTCCAGAGTTTTTCCGGCGCCGTCTGTCTCATAGACTATGCGGTTAAGGAGATCTGGGACCTCCGGTCGCCACGTCAAGCCTTTTTCATCAGCCGGGTTTTGGTACACCTGGGCCCACGGATCGCCTGATGCCGACAACGTTGACCACGCACCAGACAGTCCAACTATCAGATCGCCTTTGTTGGCGGTTAAACCTTCAACCGCCGCGACTGGTGGCAATGCCGGCGACGGCTCGAAATAGATGGTCGTGGTGTCGGCGGCGGAACCTACGTCACGTATTACCGCTCCAATACCGGTCGGTCTGGTTGAGGTCAGTCCGCCGGCTGTGGCTGATGATAGGTAAATTGGTACACCCGGCGTAAAGTTCCATGCCGTGTTTGCAACGTATCCTAATTTCACGAGCCGCCCTTTTGTCCCCGCGGACCCAGAATCCAGTGCAATGGCCAGATCACCGCTTGAAGTCGCGGGATCGTTTGCTTTGGTGAGATACCACTTGCCGTCAGATCTGAGGTATACCGCCTGCCCGGCGGTGATCGTTGTGCCATACGTTTGGTCGGAGATAATTACTCCGGATGCAGTTACTGTCATGGTTTTGTATCACTCCTGCGTGGTATTAAGTGTTTGTTCATCCGTCTATCGTAACCACTCATAAAGAGTGGCTTTGCTGATGCCGAGATGTTTCGCGAGTTGTGTTCGCGACATCTCTTTCTCCAGTCGAGCCAGGCAATCTGGCAACGACTCGTGAGGTAGTGCATGATCTAACAGAATCTCAGCCTGTTTTGTGAGTGGTTCAATCGATACATCTTTCACCGCCCGCAGTTCCTGCGCCGAGACCGGTAGATCGTCTGCGAGTGCAAGCCTCTGGTCGCACATGCAGTTGTATGGTTGATCCTCACCGACAACGTAGGCCTGTTTTGGATAGTCTTTTGGCTGGTTCGGCGCAACGCCGGCAGGCACCGTCCACGATTCGCGAACCGGCACCGTAACGCCGTCCATCACACTGTGCCACGGTCTGGTTCGGCCAGGAATTTTGCGCGACCTCCACACCTTGCCTTTGAGTATGTGTTCCACCTCTTCGCCGAGTGCCTGTTTACCATACCTCTGTGCTCCCAGGATCTCGGTCCGCGCAACGAGTCTGGCGTGCGCACTGGTCATCTCAGGCACGTCACGTTGTAACGCCTGCCAGGCGTCAGTTACATTGCCGCCGTCTTCGACCACACGCGTGAGCGTGTTGCGAACGAGATCCTTGACGCTGTCCTCGACACCACGCATGTTCCGCGCGGCACGTTGCTGGAGGAGTTTGTAGGCGATGGTTTTGGTCGGATCAAACTCTTTTGTGATCTGGACGCGGTACAGGCTCTTTCCGACACGCGACTCGAGTGCGTCCTCGAGGAGTTTGCGTTCGCGGTCGATACCGGCGACAAACGCGTCTGCCCTCGGTGCCGCGGTGGTTGCGATCAGTTGGTCTGCGATACTGATCTGATCGACGACGGAGTCGATATCGACCACCGACTCGGCATCACCGTCCGGAACTTCCTGCGGAAACACTGACTCGACGACTTGTCGGAGGTTTTGGAGAGTGTCATCAAACACGCCTTGGACACGACGGTGTAGTGCGTCTATCCGCGACCGCCATTCATCCGGTTCGTCGTTTGGATCCGGTCGCCGGCCGGCCTTGACCATCTCTGCCACGGTTTTGGTGACTGGGTTGGTCGCCGATAACAACATACTACCACCGTAGATCGATTCCGGCACGTTCTCGATACCACAGATCTCACCTGCAAACCATTCCGGATACAGTCTTGCCAACGAATCGATGAGTGTGAGAGGCATGTCGCCCCACGCCACCGGATCCTCGCCGCGTGCGAGTAATACACGGTTCGGCGTTGTGAGTGCATGTCTCAGATCGTTTTCCTGTTCGAGTCTGCGTTGACGGTCGATCACCGGATTATGCGGATCCCATACAAACTCGACCTCTCCGTCGACGTCCCAGTACTGTTCGAGGAACGGTAGGATAAACCTGTTGATGGCGTTTCGCAGGAGTTCGAGGAGAGGCAACGTCGTTTTTCGCCAGACCGCCTCCGCCATCTCCTGTGCGGTCGACCGGTTTACGTCCTGGACGTATCCGACCTCGGACGGCGCCAGACCAAACGCCATCCACACGAGGTTGTTATACCACTCCTGCGATGCCAGGAATTCGAGTTCGCGCGGTGATGCGCGGAACGGTATCCACTGGATGTTTTTTGCGCCTAAGATCGGCATTTTGTGTGGTTTCCCGGCGATCTCGCTCGACCAGTATTCGCGGAACCTCTCGATCTCGGTCTGGTTTGCCTCGACGAGGTTAAGAGCGCCTTCCGGCACCTCGTTGGCCGGGAAATATTTGAGGTTGGAAACGTCCTGGTTGATCAGGATCTCGACCAGGCGTTGCACTTTTTGGATACGACTGTATCCGTATGCACGCCACGTCTGCGGATTTTCCTCGATCCACACGATCTGGTCGCGTGAGAACGGTATCGGCTCGATGGCACGATACCCGAGCATACCTGCCAGCGCGAGGTCGTGTTGTATCAGACTGTCCATCGCCGGAAGACCTTCGTTGTTCCACAGCGACGTGCCTCGGAACACACCTCCGGCCTGCGCGCCTACCTGCCAATACGCAGGTGTATCAGATCCTGGTGGTGGCAGACGGCCGTACCGGTCAGGATTTTTGGTGAACGTCGCGCCGTCACGCGGATATATCTCTGCGAGGAACCCGTCATCGCCCGGGACCAGTTCGAGGACACCGGCGTCAATAGAGAGGATGTCGTTCAACCACTCTTTGCAGAGACTGTCAAATGTTGACGGATTGGAGTTGAAACCGCCGTCGAGGAATTCAACGATCTCGTCGCACGCCGCGTTGTGTCTGGATGTAGGTTTGTCGACGGTCGGCGCAACCGTCCATTCGGTGGTGGTCACCTGGCCTTTAATTGTATCCAGAGGTACCGATACCGTGTGCGTCTGCGATAGAACGCGGATCGTCAGGAGATCCTCGTATCGCGGCACACCGCGTGACGCATTATAAAATATCGATGACGAAAAGTCCTGGCCCGCCGGACCGCGACCTTGGCCTCTGCCGGCTACACCGTTGAATGTCATCAGACCACGGCGGTCGAGACCGGGTGTGATTACAACCATCCGTCCTCCTTGTATTTTTCGACGATAGGCACCAGATACTGTTTTACCTCGTCGGTCATCATCCTGCGAACGTCGGCGATCTCGCGGACGAACAGGTGTAATGACCTGAGGTTACGCCGCGACAGGTCCTCGGCGATGGCGGCCATGGCGTTGTCGGACGCCTCTGGCCGCATGATCCAGACGTAGATGTGCCGCGGATCGTCTTCCAACGTCGCAACGTATTCGATCGGCGGTGCAGGCACAATGGTTTCGCTGACAGGCAACTCGACATCGAGTATTTCCGCGAGACGTGTGATAAGTTTTTTCCTGAGCGTCGTCATTAATTCATCTCCTACTAACTGATCCAAATGCGAGTCCGGCCGGTTTCTCAACGTGCGCAAACGCGAGCATTAGGGCATCACCGCGGTCCGGACTCGATAGACCGCGTTTCTTCAGTTCATCTTTTGATTCGATCAACACCTGGCCGCGGCTGTTGGTTTTGTATTTGATACTGGCCAATTGCGCGACGAGGTCTTCATCGTCCTCGATATCGATATCGCCGGCCTCAAACCTCTCTCTCAGGCCCCACCACCATTCTGCCCGGGCGTTGGCAAACCGTTCTGAATTGGATGCCGCGGCACCGCTCTGCATCTCGACGGCA